GCCGATATAAGCGAAACTATCCCAACAATTTAGGGATGTTTTTAATGGTTTTGTATTTATTTATTTTTCTATAAACAGTTTATAGACATGTAGGTCCAAGCGCACTAGGCCAAAGAGATACTAACAGTGAGCGTCTGAAGAGACAATGTACCTGCAGCACCTGTCAAATTGGCAGTAATACCAATTGTATCAGTTCCACTACATGCAACAAACCACACAGCATTCACAGGCAAATATTGGTTAGCAACACCAGCGCCATTAGCGATAAACACAGCAGTAGCGTTCGGATATGCAACAGAGTTCTTAACCAAGAACATGTTAGCAACGAACGTTTCCGCAGCGGTGTCCTTAAACACAACAGAAGCTTCAACGCGGTAGAAACCCGCAGGAGGCGTGAAAATGTGTGCAGCCGCAGGACCGATGGATAAAGGATCACCATTCAAGGGATCAAAACCCAGGGCCGTATTGACTGTGCTTGTAAATGTCTGCGCAACAGTGGTTGAGTTGTAATATGACGTCCTGTTGGGGGCCCCATAAGTCGCAGGCTGTAACTGTGGAATAAAGAACTCAATGTCGTATTCAACATACAATTTACCCCAAGGAACAGCTGTACCGTTATCCACTGCTAAGTAGAATGTTCCACTGTCATATGTCTTAATGTCACCAGCGACAGCACAAGCTCTAATGTACTTCTTAGGACCAAGAGCATGCATCTGAGACACATCACATTTAAAACTCAAGGATTCCCAAGCGGCGCTAGTTGTAGCACCTGCATGGTCCATAAATTGAGTCTCCGTTGCCGGTGGCAAATCTGCCGGGTTGTAATCAACCATCATCATAATCGATCCAGGAGTGGATGTTGAAATGAATGGGACCCAATGAAATACCATAGAATTAATGTGATACTGCTCATACTGAGAAGCAACTGTTGAACCCCAGGGCAACAACTCAGCTAAGCCGGGTTGCAATGGGAACGTGTACGCTACATTGAATGAGGACGCACCAGTAACACTAGTACCTGTACCTGCTGGTACAACCAACTCCCGATGGATGACACGTTGACCACGCAAACGCGATCCAGTCATCCTAGGGCGACCAGCAACAACTGTTGAACCAATAGCCAAAGGTGCTAAACGCGAGGAAAACCCCTTAGCAGATGCGAGTACGGTGTTGCTCGCCTTAGATACGTTCTTTGAGGCGGCGGACTTATTCCGCGCATGGCGCTGAGCCAGCTTTCCAGCGAGAGTAATTCCCCCTGCCGCCAACGCATCTCGTGTCTGCGCTGACGAGCGACCAGTCGGTGCATAATATCCCGCAACCGCTGCAGAAACTGCTGACTATACCGCGCGAGTAAGGAACCCACGCCCCTCCGATCTTCCATTGGTGGGCATAAAAAGGTGTAATTCTCTTAAAATCAGAAAAACTAAAACAAACAAATTCCCCGAAATACAATTCAGGAAAGTAGAAATATTTAATTCGGGCGGGACCCCAAGTTGGCCCCGATATCTACTTTCCTCTCAGGCATTTAAGCCCTCACACCGCTCCCCACAGAGGAGGAGCCGGATGTGGCCTCAGATAGAGGACTTGACTGCATATTGGTGAGTCTGCCGGGGTGGTAAAATTTACACCCATCCTTCACACACGCAGCACCATTCTTACAATCTTGTAAGACAAATGTGATCTTCTCCTTCGGTGTCGCAGCCTTAACATGGTCATAAGGACAATCCTTACGCTTACAGCTAATTCCGTTAGCACAATGACCCTTGCCATGTTTAAACGTGCATGTGGGGCCGTGACACTTACTCTTAACATTGAGATGATAACACTTGTCTCCAAACTTACAATTGGAATTCATGTGGGGACATTGGTAAACTTTATCCCCAGTTCCAGCTGTAGTTGTCGATGGTTCAGACACGACAGCCGTTTCTACAGGCTTCTCAGCCTTAATCACATTTCCGTTAATTACTGCATCCCGTTTAACTTTAGCTACTTCTGATGGAGTAGGCACACAAAGTGGGGGCTCTAACACAGATGCTGTACCGGCTCTGACCTTATTTAACCAACTGTTAAACAATCCAAAATCAAAGGTAGGCAACAACTTCTCCACTAGTGGCGTCATCCACTCTCCATCATCATTATTCGGGAATTGGTTATTCTCTGGATACTTAGAAAAGTACCCTGCAACACCATAGTTCGTCTTAGATAAACCGAACTTTTCTATCACCAGCTTAGCATATGGTCCAATGATTGGAGTGTTCTGGTCAGCAACATAAAAACCAGTCATCTTCTCATGGAGTTTCTGCAA